ATGGCTGTAGCAAAATTGCATTACTCATTTACGCCTGGCACTTTGAAAGTGTCCAGAGAAGATTATCCGAAATTGAAAGATCAGCTTTATAACTTCCTTGGCTGTTCGTCGGATCCTGAATATTATCGGAAAAAGAAAGACTATTTGAATATACCGGCCCATATCAAGGAGGGAGTAGAAAAGATATTCGCGGAATTTGGGGTTACGGATGTTTCTGATATCTGGGAAATAAAAGAATAGTTATGAATATCCAGGCAGAATTAACCGAACGGGAAGAGGTAATTGCGGAAGTGATGGGACTAGGCGCTATTTCTCAAAAAGAAGCTGCTAATATTCTGGGAATTTCAATAAAAACGGTAGATAATACCTTGCAAAAGATTAAAGAAAAGGTCGGTATTAGTAAAGCGGCTGAATTGACAAAGTTTTGCTTTTGCCGGAAATTCAATATTCCCTTATCTATGTGTGAACCGGTAAAACGATTTGTAGCAGCTTGTTTTCTTTCCATTTTTGTATTTGGCGAATATGTACATGCTAGTGATTTGTATCGGAGAGCTATTAGGACACGGCGCGCACAGACGGAAGAAGTGGTAAGATTAAGACGAACCGAAACTTAATACTCTGCCTAGTAGAGAAGCCAACGGACAATAATAAGGCATTAAACCGGTGACAGCCGAGAACAGGTCAGCATCCCCTGGAATAGTTCAGCGGTAGAACAAAAATGCAGATGATATCGGGTGTTTACGTCGGTGGTTCGATTCCACCTTCCAGGACGTTACATAAAAGTGTAGAAGGCCAACGGACAATAACAAGGCGTTAAACCGGTGACAGCCGGGAACAGACCGGTTATGTTTAACATTAAAAAATTCTATTATGGCAGGAAAAGCAAGAATTACAGCAAAAAAGGCGAAACTAGAAGTCTATAAAGATGGAAGTTTCCACAGAATCGATACTCTTAATTTTAGGCCGGGTGAATACCCGGAGTTTACAAAGTTCTTGGAACAAAATTTTTCCTTAGAGCAAGTACATAGTAACACTAAAAAGAAATCAGGTTTTTATCTGGTAAAAGTTGATCCAGATAAAAGAGAAGATCTTCTTAATATTCTTAGTAATGGCCTGGGAAGTACAGTAGATATTAATTCGCCGTGTATTTATACTGGCACAAAAGATTAGCTATGGCACGGCATAGATGGACTTTATTACAGCCGACACCAGATCGAATACCGGGAGTCTATAAGGCTGAAATTTGCGTCAAATGTGAATGCGTTAAGCTCCACTTGTATTTAGGCCGGATCTACACTTCTTCTTATCTCCTTAATGGGAAAGAATTATCAAAACTACCTGAATGTAATAAAAACTGTAAAAATGATTAGCCAAAGTAGAATTAATCGTTTCGCCTTTAGTCCATGAGGCTAAGCCAAAAAAGGACTACATTAATCATTTCCGGCAAATGAAACCGTTGGAAGGAATTCTTTTCACCGACTTTCTCCGGGAAACGCTTGAAAAGAGATCCAGACGTAAGTCTGCACACTATGCAGCCATTTACGATGCAATAATAAAGCACGTAGAGGCATTTTCTGTAGAATTTGACTGTGATATATTCACTAATTCGGTAACGGCTGAGTTCCTTGATGATTTTATTATCTATCTGGAAGATCAGGGACTCCGGCACAATACAATAGTAGGTTATATACGTAAAGTTCAAACCTTAGTCCGTAGAGCCTCACAATATAACTATGCAGTAGACAACACCTATGATGAAATTGATTTAAGAGAAGAACCTACGAACGCAGTCTTTCTTTCAATGAATGAAATCAGTCGTATCTACTACTATAAGTTTGCCGGGCAGGATAAGCGAAAAGCAAAGGAACGAATTAGGGACATGTTTATATTAGGGTGTCTTACCGCACTTCGATATTCTGATTATTCGAGGTTGACAAGTCAAAACTTGATAGATAACTACATTGTCATCCGTACGAAGAAAACGAACGTAGATGTTAAAGTACCTGCACATGATTATGTAAAAGAAATATTTGCGAAATATCATGGCAGAATACCTAACGGTTTGTGTATCCAATACGTCAACAAGTACCTGAAAGTGATAATGAAAGAGATTGGGTTAAATGATCTGATTACTTATTCCTTCACAAAGGGCGGCAAGCTAATAACCGTTACCCGTGAAAAGTGGGAGCTAATCAGTAGTCACACAGCGAGAAGAAGCGCGGCGACAAATATGTATCTGACCGGCAGAATGAAGACGCTGGAGATAATGAGACTTACAGGGCATCGTACTGAGCAGAACTTTTTTCGGTATATCCGTTTGACAAATGACGATACAGCCCGATCGATAAGTGGGGATATGTTTTTTAGAAAATGAGAACTGGACGTTTCACTGTTATCAGGGGAACGTCCCAATAAAGAAAGGAATATGATTATGATAAAAGGAAAAACAAAGTATTATACCGATATACAGATACTTGGTGGAAATACTATAAGAATCTGCAATAGGAATAAAGGCTCTTTCCTGTTTTCTGGAAATCCGCAAATCCACCTTATTGACGAGGACGGTTATAGCATGTGCACTAATTTATTAGATGAACACATTGATGAACTTATCGAAGTATTGCAGTCTGCAAAGAAAATGGTTGAAGAATAATTCTATATAATAGAGAAAGGAACATTATGGAAATAATTAATCTTACGAAAAAAGAAGAAGAGTGGATTAAAGAGTTAAAGAAAGTACTTAAAAAGCAACCGAAATCATTGATGCTTTTTGCCGATGGTCATTTGAATATTTTGAAAACAGACTTTGATAATGGCCTAAATGAAAAAGGAAGAATGGATAGAGATAGCATTGTTGCTACTATCTTAAATGCTTGTGATGGAGGTGCATTTTAACTAAAAACAATAGAATAAGGAGTAGAAAGTATGAGAGAAAGTATTTTGCCTGAAAGTAAGGGGGAAGAGCCTGTAAAGGAGGATCGCCGATTAAGAAACCTAAAGTATCAAATGAGAAAGAAAGGTTATGTTATCAACGACAAAGACCGTGTATGCGTCCTTGCTGATGAAGATAGACGATCTCCATTACAAGAAAAGAGAATTAAGACATTTTCTTTTCGCCTACAATATAAAATGCTTTAGTTAGTGGATATATCCCCAAAAAGATAGAAAAAAGTTTGTAACCGTGTAACTTTAGAAGTTATGATTAAAGTTAGTGACATTTATAGCAAAACGCATGATGGACTAGATATAATCTTAGATTATTATCCACAGGCCGAAGGATGCGTCGATAACAAAAAGAAATTTAAACGCCGCCCGGAAGAAGACGACGCTTCGGCATGTATCAAGAAATTCAAAGTAAATAACGACTATGAAGTCTATAAGGTAACGGACTTCGGGGATCAGTCTACAGCAATGTCTCCGGTTGATATTTGCATGTATGAAGAAGGTATCTCTTTTTCAGAAGCGATTTTTAAGCTGGCAAGTCGTTATAATGTGACTAACGAACTAAATAAGTCAGTCAATAAGCCGGATATCAGAAAGCGACCGGCTAAAGCTGACGAAAAGGAAGGATCCCGCTTCTTTGAACTTGAAAAAACATTCACGGCAGATCAACTTAAGATCATGGGCCCGCGCGTAAAGCAGGAACATATTGATCGGTTAAATTGGTACGTGGCAAAATCGATTTCTTATGTTAAGAATAGGGAAGTTACCACTAAATACACAACGCCTACCTATCCTATATTTATGCGTGAATGTATTGTACAGTCTAGTAATGATCCTGAAAAGGTTGTTAAGTTCTACAAGATATATGAACCGTTGAACCCGGATAAACAATGGCGTTTTAGTTATACCCCTGATGGGGTGAAGCCCAAAGAATTTATTAACGGTCTGGAAGAACTAAAGAAATTGTACCGGGAATATAATGCGAAAGAAGAAGCTTTATTTAAACAGGATCCCAAAAATGAGGATAAACCTTATAAAGAAAAAAAGCTGGAAGAAGCTTTCATTTGTTCAGGTGAACGTGATTCACTTTGTGTTGCTTCGCTTGGCTATTCTCCTTTGTGGTTTAATTCTGAAACCTACAAAGTAAGCCCGGAAGAGATTAAGGAAATATATAAGTATGTTGAGAAACTATATAATATACCGGATATCGATTCGACCGGTATAAGGAAGGCCACGGAATTAGCACTTAAGTACATGGATATCTTAACAGTCTGGCTACCTTCTTGGCTGACTACCTATAAAGATTGGCGCGGAAAACCACGAAAAGATTTCCGGGACTTCATGGAGTTAAGACAAAGGAATGAAGATTTTAGGAATCTTCTTAAAATGGCTATGCCAGCCCGATTTTGGGAGATAACGCAAAATGAGAAAACCGGGAGAAAACAGTACGAAATAGATGCGGACTGCCTACATTATTTTTTGAAGCTAAACGGATTTCATTCCTTAAGGGATGAAAATTCGGCTAATACTCAATATGTACGCGTAGTAGGACGGATCGTTTCGTCTATAAAGGGAAAGGATATAAGAACTTTCCTTCGCCAATTTGCAAGGGAGCGTTACCTGGATCGGAATATTCGTAATTTAATCCTAAATTCACCACGTATGAGCGATGGGGCATTGGAGAATCTGGACGAAATAACGCTGGACTTTACAAGTTATACCAGGAAGAGCCAGTATTTTTTCTTCCCTAATGCAGTATGGGAAGTTACAGGGGATAAGATAGAAACCCAATTGGCGAACATGGGTATTACAGATCGCTATGTTTGGGAAGAAAATGTAATACCGCACAAAGTTAAAGTATTGCCAGATATGTTTACGATAAAACGGGATAAGCTTTCAGACGGGACAGACGCTTGGGATATCGATATACACGAACATGCTAGTAATATTTTTCGATACTTAATTAATACGAGTAGAACACACTGGCGGAAAGAACTTGAATATTCCTTGGAACACTTGGATAATGAGGAAGCGGATAGGTATCGCCTAGAACATATTTTTGATATTGCAGGGCCTAACCTGGAGCCGGCAGAAATAGCGGAACAAAAACAGAATTTGATAAATAAGATTTTTGCGATCGGTTATATTCTTCACCGGTATAAATCACCTTCTCGCGCCTGGTCGCCCTACGCGATGGATAACAAACTAGGAGAAGACGGGGACAGTAACGGACGCTCTGGAAAGTCTTTTCTTTTTAAGACTTTCGATCACTTTATGAAAACGGTAAAGTTATCCGGTCGTAATCCTAAGTTAATGGATAATCCGCACGTGTTCGACCAGATCACCCAGCACACCGACTTTTTATTAATTGATGATTGCGACCGATACACTTCTACCGGTTTGTTCTACGATGTTATTTCGTCAGACATGACTGTCAATCCAAAGAACAACCAATCATTTAATATACCTTATAAGGATAGCCCGAAAATAGGTTTTACAACAAACTTTGTACCGGTTGACTTTGACCCATCGACAGAGGGACGTTTGCTTTATATGGTGTTTTCGGACTATTACCACCAACGGACGCCGGATAACGACTATCTGGAAACAAGATCCATCCGGGATGACTTCGGGAAAAACCTTCTCACAGACTATAACGAGGAAGAATGGAACCAGGATATTAACTTCATGTTGCAATGTTGTAAGTTCTATCTTTCATTAATTGATGATTCTGTTAAGATACTGCCCCCAATGGATAACATCATGCGTCGAAAATATAAAGCTGATATGGGAGCCGGTTTTGAGGATTGGGCTAAAGGATACTTTGCAGAGGAAGGGGATAAGGTCAACGTCTTGGTAGACAGGCAGACTGCTTTTCAGGACTTTATTAATTTCTCAGGTATGCGTAAATGTACCATGCAACGTTTTACAAAAGCTTTGAAAGGTTTCGCAAATCTTTCATCCTATGTGAAGTGTCTTAATCCGGAGGAATTGAGAAATACCGGTGGACGTATAATTCGTAAGATTAACGACAAAACTTGCGAGATGATCTATCTTCAGACAGTAGGAGCCAAAGGTATTAATGATATAAAGAGAACGATTGGGGAAGAACAATTAAACATCCAATCGCAGATAAGCATAACCGGATTTACTGATACTAAAACGGAAGAGAATAATGATGGACCTTTCTAAATATAGACTGAGGAGTAGACAGGAATTTAGGGAGCTGATGCTGATACCAGGTTTTTACGAGTTTGCTGCACCAGTCTATAGATTTCTCGAATCGATGGAAGAAGGTACTATTTTTAATTTTGCTGATAAATGTGAGGATGAACAAAAATTAGAGTGGTTTATCAAAGTGGCATGTTTGTTTATCAACTGCGGAAATTTTGAGTACGAGCTAAACGATGAGTATACAAAGATAAGGCGTAAACGTCTCTTATCGATAGAAAAAAAATGGAAACAAGAATATTACAAGAAGTTACGGAGTAGTTAGATATGCGCAGGTATGTTAGGTCGATATTGCAACGAAAGGTAGAGAATAAAAAAGGTCGGATATTAAAATGTCCGACCTTTTTATTTTTAATTGTTTTATTCCGTCTTCTTTTATTTTCGCTCTCCCCTTTCCCCTTGTGTTTTTGCTACTAAAATTTTGTAACTCTGTATCCTGTATTTGAAAAAGAATATAAAAAGCTAATAATGAATTAAATAGATGGTTACAAATTCAGTTACAAATTCAGCTACAAACTAAGTTACAAAATATAATAATTTGTACCGTCCCGTTTTTTAACTGATAAAAGTAGTATGGTTGCAAACTGTATTATCGCTTTTATTTTTGTATTTATGTTTTGTATCTTGTGTAATTGCTTGATATTTAAGTAGATATGATGGTAAAGAAACAGGTTGCAAAGTTGCAGAATTTTCGGAGCAAATTCAAAAACATCAGAGATTGAAGAACAAAAGATGGAAACACAAAAAGTATTTCATTTTACATTTTGTAAAAATGTTATATTATTAGTGTCCGATAGTCAAGAAACGCACTTTATTTGCTTATATAGTTTTTAAATTAATATATTATTTGTAATTTAGCGGTAAATTTATCGCAATGGTAACAACGAAAATAACAATCGAAGCACATTTAGCAGAATATTGCTGGTCTAAATTTTCCGCAGATCCGGATGGGGCACCGGTGAGATTTGCCGATAACTTGGATATTTATCATCTTATTTATGATTTGCTGGAAAAACGCCCAATAAATTGTTCCAGGGATCAAGGAAACTTAGAAATTATTTTGCCGGACCGTAGAGATGGGGATAAAATAGGTGGCAAGTCTCCGGAAAGGTTTAATTATTTAGGCGAACGAAGCCAACGGATTATTAATAAGAAGATAAAATTAATGATGCGGGCAGAAATTCATGATTTGATTGATGAAAATAAACACAAATTCGGTATTGATATGATTCAGTCGGTACATTACTTCATGAAAAAGTATTGTATTGAATCAATTACAGAAGATGCTCTTTTGAAAGATTATCAACGTTGGAGGGATGATATAAGACGTTCAACAAAAAAACGTCCCTACAACAAAAAGTAGAAGTTTTTTTCACCTACCAAGTGTATCGTATTGTCCTTTTTTTAACGGAAAAATGCCGGAATTTTGCCGGAAAAATGCGGAGTAATTGAAAATCAAATAGTTATATAGTATGAGAACAAAGAAAACACCCTATTCGGCAGCTAATTCACTTCGGCTGATACCGGTAGACAAAATTTATCGTTTTGCTCTAATTACGTCACGTGCTTTTGTTTCCTTCCAAAACGGGGATTATGAAATCCCAATCGTGCCAGGGACATTTATGCCCGACGTCCAATCGGAGGAAGCAGAAGGAGGCCTTGTATATAATGTGGGGCATACGTTTAACGTTGCCTTGATTGATATAGCCAATGAGCATTTGTTGGCTGCATTGAGCAAACAAGAGTTAATCGCTATTTACACTGATGAAGCCGGAAACGATGTTGTTTCCGGGACCCAGCAAACGCCACTGACATTTACTTATGCAAAGGTATCCGGGCAATATCAATGTAAACTAACCGGGATAATGTCACATTCAGAAGCCTTTTACAGTCCTTTCTAGCCCGCTTTTAAACGGTTTCTTTTGCAGAAAAAAGAAACCGTGGATAAAATTCAGCAGATTTTTAATGAGAAATGGGCGATCGAGGCAAAGGATTATCACCACCTTTTATCACTTATCTTGCCTTCTATAAATAACGGTAACTTAGCAGCTATTGAACAGCATCTTTCGCAAAATAAGGTTACGGCTTATGCCGCTATGCCTTATGTGGCGGATCGATGGGAACTGGAAGACGCTTCGTTACCGGAAAATTCAGTCGTTATACTTACCTGTGATGGCGTTTTATATTCTTGGGAAACTTACCGTTTGGAACAATTTATTGCAAAAGCCCTAGCAAATCCAAAGATAGCCGGTATTGTCTTATTTGTAAACGGCCCTGGCGGAATGATTACCCGTGTAGATCTTTTGGAAAGAATGATCCGGGAATCTTCTAAACCAATTGCAGCATATATTACCGGTGTATGTGCTTCCGCGCATTTTTGGTTTGTGTCTGCATGTGGGCGGAAATTCGTTTCTTCCCCAATGGACGAAATAGGATCCTGCGGGATTATCTACACTTATCAAAGCTTTAAAAAGTATTATGAAGAGCTAGGCGTTGAGCTTAAGGATATTTATCCTGATAGTGCGGATCTGAAAAATAAAATGATTCGTGATATGGAAGAGAAACAGGATGATAGCCTTATTAAAGAGAAGCTTTCTTTTTATCACAATCTTTTTGCACAGGCAGTTGCCAGGAATCTGGGCATAAAATACGATCGAAACGATCCTCTTTTTCGTGGGCAAACCTATTTTGCTGATGTAGCCCTGGCAAATGGTTATGTAGATGCTTATGGTACGTTGGAAGATGCTATCGTATGGGTACTATCACAAGCGACACTAAAAAGGGCTAATGAGATAATTTAATATTCACTTTTTAATCAATTTGTTTTATGAAAAATCGTTTTTCACAATTCGTTCCGGCTGTAATGGCTATTCTGGGGATTAAGGACTGGAATAAGGACGCGGACAAAAAAAACGCTTTACTGGCAGAAGAGAAAGAAAAGCTTAAAAACATGGGCTTTAATGAAACTTTTCTCACTGGTTTTTGTGAAGCGTTAAGTAATGACTTCCCGGATGACAATCCGGAAGGGAATACGGGAAAAGAAACAGGTATCCCCGAAGGGAGTGCTTCAAATGCAGTAATACAAGGTTTGCTGGCTGATATTACGGCAAAATTGGCCACTGCCCAGGAAGAGATTGTAACTCTCAAAAAAGAGAAGGGGGAACTTTCTACGGAAGTAGCAGCTAAAAAAACAGAAATTACCGGATTGCAGAATCAAATTAAGACGCTTTCTGATATGGCCGAACAAGATAAAGGAGCCGGTGCGCAACATGCACGCCTTGACCCGGATGCAAAAAACATCGTTTTGAACTGGGACGATGAGAAACAATTAGGTGGTCTTTCTGGTGAAATGTTCGGACTTGATAGAGCATATAACCAACGTTTACGTGCAGAAATGCTTTATCGTAAAGGTATTGCAACTCAGGTTCCTACTGCAAGTTCTATTGACTATTCCAGACTGAAAGAAGATTTAGGCGCCTTCTACCGCATCCCATGGCAGGAACGCTTGCAGTCTTTCTTGATGCTTTTACCATCAATTGAGAGCATTTTCCCGCTTGAAAGCGGATATCAGGATCTTGCTGTTCTGACCAATATCTGGCTTGGAGAATTTTCACAGGCTGACAATACCGAAAGTAATTTTGATAATGTCACTAAGGGCAATTATGAATTTGACAACGAAACGCTGCGTATGTTCAGCGTCATGTTCGCTCACAAATTCAAGGACCTGAAGGCTCTGGAGAAATCTTGGATCGGAAGCTACAATAAAGAAGGCTCGCAGGTTATTAAGTGGTCTTTCATTGAATATATCCTGGCTGAAACGGCAAAGAAGCTGCACAATGAGCGCGAACAACGTCGCGTGAACGGTGTACGCAAAGAACCGGACCTGAATAAACCGGGACGTGCTATGGGAGCCGCTGATGGAATCTATGAGTTCATTAACAAGAAAGTGAACGGACATGTTGACATCAATAACGGAAAACTAGTCTATCAGGTGAAACCGTTTGAACTCGGAACCTTGACACCGGAAAACATAGGGGAAAAATTGTTTCAAGGAACATCTATGATTCCGGCTGTTTTACGTGATTCCGGCTCTTTGTCTCTCTATATTCCATCTCATATGATTGTTTGGTATCACAAGTACAATGAGTTGCATTATGGTACTAATCAGGATTATAAGGCAGGTATGATGTATGTGAAGGAATATCCTTCCGTTAAACTGATTCCTGTACCTAATGCCGATAATCATCATCGCATTATCTGGACCATGACCGGTAATATTCATACGTTTGAACATGTGCCCGGTGAAATGACGAAGTTTAATATTGAGCAACAGGACTGGACTTTGAAGGTGTGGAGCAATTGGAAAGAATCTGTCTGGGCGTATGCGGTAGGATTCAAGTACACAAAGAAAGAAGATATGGATTATACGCGCCAGATGATCTTCTGTAACGAGTACGATCGTCCGGCGTCTTATTTCGTAGAGTCCGATAAAGACATCCAACCTTCCGCAAAGTATCATACTTCAATTGTTACGGTTGCCAATACTAATCTGTTGGCTGTTACTGATATTGAAGATGCAGAGGTCGGTAAAATCATCACTTTGAAGTGTGGCAGTGAAAACAAAGGGGTGAAGATTGAGAAATCAGGCAATTTCGCTCTGATATCCGAAGCATGGAATCCCAAGCAAGGTGATTTGATCCGTTTGATGAAACGTGAAGACGGGAAGTTTATTGAAATTGGGCGTGAAACCGGTGCCACTGATGCTTTACAGTTTACCGATGATGAAACAACGCCTTCTTTGCAGGGAGGATCTGTTTTTGTTACGGGTGCAAATACAAAAGCAACAGCAATAACCAATTTCGCTGATGCTATTATTGGCAAAACTTATACAGTTTACGGAAATGGAAATGAAAATGCCAGTACCATCGCTGCTAGTGGAAATTTTGTGTTGACAAAAGTCATAACATTGAGTACCGGTAAGTTTATTAAGCTGGTTAAGGCTGATGACGGCAAATTCTACGAAGTTGCACGCGGCTAGTAACTGTTGGCAGGGGGGGATAATTTCCCCCTACTTTTTATTAATCTCAAAAAAAGGACTATATGATTACTTACGTTAAAACATCTGTTCCCAGACCGGCAGGAAATCCGGGTAAGGGAATAACTCCTAAAGACGTTCTTACGTTGATTGATGTCGATGATCTCACTTCTTTTCCAGCGCGTGATGGTGCCGGTGTCGTACTTGTGGGTGATATCGTAGTAAAACCATCGGCGTATTCTGTTGATTTGTATATGACGCCCGGAACTGTTGAGCTTGCATCCAACGGTGAAGGAGAAACTGATGCGAAAGGTTTTACACCTTCTATCAAAGGTAAGCATCCGGGGAATAAGAGAGAGGTGCGCGAATTTAAGACGAACTGGTTAGGTCGCCATTGCATTGGTATATTACAATACTGCAACGGTGAACCGGCGGATATTATCGGCTCTCCTTGCAACCCTATTGAAATGGCTGTAAACTATACCGGTAATAAGGATGCCAATTCATCTGAATTTACTTTCACTCAAATTAGCAAGGGTGATGATATTGGTATTTACGAAGGGACAATCCCGCATGAAGAACCGTTGGCAGTAGTGGAAGCGGCTGCAACTGAAATTGCTTTCAAAGGAACAGGGCAGTATCAGCTAACGGCTGGTGCCGCTAAGCTTGCTTCTGTCACAGGTGCTAAGCATGGTGATTTATTAACTTTGTTGGGTGTCGTATCCGGTGTTGCACCGACTATTGAAGCAGGTGCTTCGTCCGATTTCTTATTGCAAAACGGGAAGACATTTGTAGCATCACCAGGCAGTCAGATAACATTCAAGACTTTCGATGGCGGTGGTGGTGAAATGTTATTTATTGAGCAATCAAGGTACGAGGCTTAATATGCCTTGATTTTTATAGGTAGAACTAAAAGTCTTATTCTTTATTGAGTAAGACTTTTTTGATTGAAAAATTTTGTTTACTTTTGTAGTGCCCAATCAATTACAAAATATGAATCCTTTATAAGAGTGTAATCCGTAAAGTCGGATTCTGGTGAGTAATTCCAGTGGGCGCACTTTTATAAGGGATTCGCCATTATATATTGTCTTTACTAATGAAGCCGCCATCTATCATTGAGCGTATCTTTGTTGGATCTACATCAATACGTAGTGGGTATTTCTTTTTACTATGACAAAAGATATTATTTCTAAAGAACATTTTGATTATCTTTTTGAAAATGGATTGATCGTTGATGGTACTAACGGAGGGCTTGTCCTTGGGTGGTCTCATGATGAAGGTGGTATTTATATGATTATAGAATGCGATGAAGGGCATAAGATTGTTGCTACTATGGAAGGTGGTGAATATCTTCTCAGCAGTAGTTCATATGCCAAGCACAAAGATAGGATTATTTCCATAAATAGCGAAAGACCAAAACAGTATTTTATTGATATAGACGTTTTAAGAAAGACTCCTATAATACAGGTTAATTCCATTCAGTATTTACTATTGGATAAAAGAGGACAATTTATTGTGAATAAAGATGCGACATGTCATTATTTGGAGGAGCTGAACCTATTGAATAATGATGATTGGTGAAAGTCTGATGATTATTTTTTGCTTGTTTAGTTTGGCATTACAGATATTATTCGTACATTTGTAATGTCAAAACAATGGCGGTGGATTCCTGCTACGTCGAGCGCGGTTAATGCTCAACATTTGTTAGGGCTTTTTTTATGCCCAAATTTGAAAATATAGGCGGCTGCCTTTCCCTAGTAGATTTTTTGCTCTTCGGAGTAGGATACTACCATTGTTTTGACGAACTCGGGAAAGTGCAGCCGTTCTTGTGCTTCAGTTGGTAGGACTGTATTCTACTACAACGTCAAAACAATGGTAATATGAAAAAACAACTCACCGGCACGAATTACGTGCCTTCGTTCCGTACTCAATCGGACACTAATACGCTCATGGAGCGTTATTTCCGTAGTCTCTCAGACTGCGAAGTCAAATCACCTTCGGATGCCTACTATGCCTCGGCTATTGCTTGCTTCTGCCTTACGTTTATGTTTCCGCCTTGTATTATCGCTGTCGGTTATTGTGTCTATAAAGCCAGGAAAGGAGGAAATAAGCGATGAAATCATTTGAATTTACAAGCTACCAATCTACCTTGATTGATGCCATGCGAAAGCATGAAGAAGAAATAAGAGATATTCGTATGATGAAGCATTTCATTCATGAGGAACTTGTAGACAGTCTGCCATTTCATGAAGGCGATCTTGCTGAAATCACCTGTAAAGATTGTATTACCGGTGAAGTCTTTATCGAAAAAGGTGTTATTGACTTGGTCTCAATCCATGAAAAGGAAAAAGATGTTACCGGTCTTTATTATCCTTTGAGAAAGAATGGTAAGCCGTCTAAGAAATTGAGACACCTGAGTGGAAGCATTATTGCTGTAAATGTCATACAGAAAGGAGGGCAGAATGGAAACGCTTAATATTAATACCGTAATAATAGACCAACAGGTTTTGGATACTCTGAAAGATTATCAAGCTGATGGAGCTAAAATAGATTGTCAAACACTGGAAACAACGATTGATTATCTTTTTAGTGTTTCTGAAATGAATGGATATGCCGGTGATATGGATGGGAACGGTATGCTAAAACTCATATACAGCCTTCGGCAGATGAAGGGAAATTTGATGAAATTACTTCCGGAAGGTAAGTAAACTTCAATGATACATGCAGGGATATCCGTTCGGGTATCCCTTTTTTTTAGTCCTTTGCCTGGCAATTGCCTTTTTTAATCTTTGTGTCTCACTTAATAAATTAATCAAATGAAAGAACAAATTATTTCCTATTTACAAGGGCCTAGAAACTTCGCGGAAGGCGTGGCGCTTTATGAAATATTCGGAGTAAATCGCATGTTGAAAGCTAAATTTCGGCAGATTGGAGAATGTGAAATGACTAAAGGAGCGCTTTTCGAAGAATTACGTAAGCTGGCCGGATTATCTGAAATGGATTTTTCTTCAATGCGCAGAACTGCATACAAGAAGCCGGAACCGATACCAGAAACCGTTAAATCTGTTTTGCCTAAAACGTATGTAGATGATTCACTTATCGCATTGGCTGACCGCTTCGGTGTTACTGTTGATGAACTTGTTAGCGATGAATTTATCGAGAAAGTGTTATCAGCAGACGAAAACCAAGATAAAGTAGACGAACTGGAAGAGGAACTAGAGGAAGCAAAATCAAAGTATTGTGAAGTCCCTGAAACTGTACGTAAAACAATTCGTTTCCGGGAAGAATTTCCCTTCTTAAATGAAAAAGATTGTCCGAATGAGTTTAAAATATTGGTATCAGATATGTTTTCAGCTTATGACCTGTACCGGGAAAGTCATGAGATGTTAGCCAATACACCGGATGATGTGGCAAGTGAGGAAACGTTTAGATGGGCGAAGACAGCAGTAGAAAACTATCTGGATAACCGGGAAATGTGGGAAGAACTGGAATATTACCGGGAAAATCATAAGATATTAGGGAAAGCAAAAATTATGCAGGAATTAGCTGAAAGAAATGAAATATCTGCATTATCAGATTTGGATATAGTGAAGCAACTGAATAATGCCAAATCGAATATCTCTAAGGGCAAAAAAGACTTGGATAAAGCAGATAGCGATGAAAAGAAAGCCAAAGCCCAGGAAAAGATAGATAAGTGGAGCAATAAGAAAGACATGCTAGATAAGGAAATCGAATCAAGAAAAAAAAACTAGGTTTCCATCTTTACAGGCTAGAAAAAAAGCGGGCTGCATGGTTAACTATGAAAACCCGCTTTTCTCACCCGTGCGATCGATCCGAAGTCGGGATCCAGAGTCAGAAAGTAGGTGCTGAAATTCAGTCTGATTATGAACGTCTTAATATTTTAAATAATGAATAACTTACCGGTAGACTCTTTCTTTTTCGATATAGAGCAAAGGGAAGATATACAGCGAATGGCAGCGTTAGGATACAGCCCTAAAGAGATAGCAATTTATCTAGGCGTAGATGTTGATGCTTTTGTAAAGGATGCTTATATAGAGGGTACAACAATTAACGGAATAATCCGGCAGGGAATATTAGTTTATAGGGCTAACCCGGAAATGAAACTGCATGAACAGGCCGAAGGGGGGAATATAATTGCTATTCAACAACTGGAGAAGGTGAATAGGAGACGAACATTTGAAATAATTGTAGAGCAAATCGATGAAGATGAATGTAACTAAGCCAACGCGGTTAGATATTGAAAATATAGATATAAACCAAATTACACAGATTTTATCTACTGGTGATTTAGATACCTTACCGCCAGAAGAACGCGCCTATTACGAGCTTATGGAAATGGTTAGAGGGCTAAGGGCTAGAATGAGGTATAACGGTAAGGTAATAACAAAAGCCGGTATTATTAAGTTACTTAAGTCAGAAATTTACGGTTTGTCTGACTGGATGGCCCGGCAAGTTTATTCGGATTCTATTAACTTTTTCTACGCACAAGAAAATATAAGGCCGGAAGCATTTGCGAACCTATACGCCGAGAAGCTGGAAAAGTGGGCAGATTCTATGTTCCTGATGGGGAAAGGTGAAGAAGCTTCGCGTATTCTGGAACGTGCCGCTAAATTAAGGTTACGCTTTGCTTCGACTGAAACAGAAATCCCGGAAGAACTTCTAAATAAAAAACAGATAGTCATTTATACGACAAAACGATCTGATCTGGGTGTACCGGAAACGGATCGAAAAGAGCTGGAAGAGTTTATCGATGAAATCCCAGATATACCAATGATTGTACGGGATAGGCTAAAAGAAGATGCACAGATAAAGAAATTTAATCTTAAAAAACGAATGATCGAAGATGCCGAAGAGTTCAGAGAAGACGATACAGAGGATTAATACCGATGATGTTGAAGTAAGATATTCACATGTTATAAAGGTACTGACGGACTGGATAGATACTACTAATCTAATTACAAGTGCCGGTCGTGGAATGGCTAAAAGTACTGTTATACAGGCCAGACGCTCTGCCGATTGTGTTTATGATATGCCGGGTGCGGCGCTTGCTTTTGCAGCTAATACCTACACGAATTTAACAGATAATATAATGCCAGCGGTAAAAACAGGCTGGGAGTTAATGGGGCTTTATGAAGGTGTACACTACATTTCTAACAAACGCCCGCCTGAATCTTGGCGAAAAAGGTGCAGTATAATAGTAGATGATTATAAAAATACTATTTCATTTTGGAATGGATCTATAATTTTTCTAGGATCCCTAGATCATCCGTCTTTGTTGGCTGGTAAGTCAGTAGTTCATTTATTCTTTGACGAAGCTAAATACGATCAAGATAAGAAGGTTAATAGAGCTATGCCGATTTTGCGTGGTGATGCCATTCGTTACGGGCATAGTCATTACTTTTTAGGGGTAACCATTACTACGGACATGCCGGACGTTTTAGAGGGGGAATATGACTGGTATTTCCGTTATGTAAAGCTGATGAAGCCAGAACGTATTCTAAAAATAGTCCAAGCGGCAGGGGAACTAAATGAACTGCGTATTAAGCTAGTACGGGAAGAAAATAAAGAATCTCCTTCTCCTGATAAACTAAGACGGATTAAAAAAAAGATAGTCTATTATGAAGCTGCCTTACTTAAGATGCGGAAGGGGGAAAGTTATTTTATTAATGCTTCTAGCTTTACGAACATTGATATTCTAACAATTGGGTATATAAAGCAACTTTTTAACGGAACACTTGAATTACACGAATTTAAAAAATCGGTGGTAGGTATGCGCCCTGGGCTTCGCCGAGATATCCGTTTTTATGTGGCTTTTTCTGAAAAGCATAAATATACAGATGGTGTGTATCATGGGGAACCGGCAGTAAATTCTAGGGATCTGCGCTTTTTACACCATGATAACCCGATAGATGCAGGCGTCGATTTTGGTAATCAACTATCCCTAATCATAGGGCAGGAAGACGGTGCATATTACCGATTACATAAGAATTTTTTTGAGTTACCGCCTAATTGGTTTAGAGAATTGGCAGATCAATTCCTAGGCTTTTTCCTGAATCACGAGGAAAAGGAATTAAACTTGTATTATGATCGTGCCGGAAATAATTTTGAAAAGCAGAAAGAAGACTATGCACGAAAATTGAAAGAAGCTATCGAGATAGACGGGGAAGGCAACCGGACAGGATGGATCGTTAATCTTATGAGTCGCAAACAAGCTAATATCCGGCAAGATGAAGAATACGACTTTATGTTGGAACTAATGAAGGGGGAAAACAGAGCATTACCAATTCTTTTAATTGATGCAGTTAATTGCAAAGAAGCCGTGTCTAGTATTGAGAAGGCACCAGCCGGGATCCGATACAAGGGGCAGCAAAAGATAGTTTATAAGATTAAGAAGTCGGAGAAACTGGCACCTAAGAAATTGCCTATGCTTTCTACAAACTTCTCTGATGCCTTTAAATACTTAATGATGCGTAAGCTCTGGCGGCGGGCTATTAAGGGCAAAGGCAAGGCTAGTAATGCCAGCCCTTACGTGCCGGGATTCGATGACATGGAAGGGTGATGAAGGCAATTGCCCCAATAGGCCGACCTTATACTGGGGTCGGCCTTTTTTGTCACCAAAGTTACGAAATGTTAATAATATTAACGCAGTTAATCATATTTCACATTTCAAAAAACGAGGCAATCGCCTTTCGACTTCTGAGCGGCTCGGTCTTCGGTGTGTGACTAAAAAAAAGAATACGTACCCGTTTATGCTTATTCTCTTGTTTTTCAGTGCTTTGTAGTGAGGATGAGCAAAATTTACCCTTCAAATACAGTGTTTTTCTGTTTTTTGAGACAAAAACAGGTTCAAAAACGGGAAATTCTGCACTTTTTAGATTTCACATAGATGTTATTCATGTATATTATGATTAAAAATAAAAAATATATCTCTTAAAAACTTCCACATTTGGGAATTTTTTGTATCTTTGTATCAAACAAAAAGAAGTTATGAAAATAATCGATTCTGAAAAGCTGGAAGAGTTCATAAAAAAACATGCGGATGCTAGTAACGCTATCGAAAAATGGGTAGAAAAAATAGAGGCCGCAGACTGGAAAAATCACAATGAACTGAAAAATGATTTTCTTTCAGCCGATTATGTGGGAAATAACCGGTATGTGTTCAATATCCGAGGAAATAATTATCGAATAGTTGCGATCGTTGTTTTCTTTGCTGGTAGAATGACTATTCGCTTTATTGGTACCCACAAAGAATATGATAGGATCGACGCTAAGAATTATTAAAAAGGAGGGCATTATGAAAATTAGTAGTGATTCCCAATACAGGGAATATAAAAAGGAAATGGAAGTTTTGATCCAGAAGGGAACAAAGCTTGGTGATATGGAATTGCTTTCAGAAGCAGACAAAGAAGAATTTGTACGCCTTACTGATGCGATTTATGAATGGGAGGCCGCTTATCATCCTTTGCCTGGTAAGGTATCGACAGTAATAACGGACGCTATCAAACAACGTATGAGCATAGGCAATATAAAACAGAAGGATGCCGCTAAAAAACTGGGTGTCTCTGAATCTCGTGTAAGTGAACTTTTATCCGGTAGGCGATCGCTTAATTTAAACATGGTGAAACGTTTACGCGATAATTTTGGAATATCGGCTGATTTTATCCTGGATAATATGTAAAAAGTGAAATAATAATAAGACGAGAAAGCTTTATCTAATCGGATAAAGCTTTTTATTTGTGGCTTTTTCTCTACATTTACCAGCTAATCATAATATAATGCAGTATGAACACACTAAAGCCGAATTTTGCCACAAAAGAAGATAACGGCGTGAATCTTTTGCGTAAATCTTCAAAGATATTTTTAATAGTCTCACAAATAGCCGGAATTATAGGGACTTTTGCCGGGATAATGGATTTTGATAGTTTAGGAATACCGGTTATTGCAATAGCCATTTTAATCTTTGTTGCAGGGTATTTAGTACGTGGTTTTGCTTTATGTATTGCTACGATTGCGGAAAATTCCGAAAAACATAAAGAGTAGCCAGTTAATCAGAATATATCTATTTATTTATAGGGTGCATCGGGAACGGTGTGCCCTTTCTTTTGTCCTTTACCTACACATCTTAAAAGCTCATATTTGCCTAAAAATAGAGCAATATGAATGAAATATTAATTACTACAGTAATCAGTTCTATTTGTACTGGTGGTATTACTTGGCTTTTTACTCTAAAATATACTAGGAAACAGGCCGAAGCTGATGCGATGCTATCCGTGCAAAACGTATATCAGCAGATAATTGAAGATCTTAAAACGGATCGGGTGGAGTTGAAAGAAAATATCAAGGAACTGGCGCTAAAGGTGAGTGAGAACGAACGGGAAATTAAAGCAATGAAGCCGAATCTTTGCGGGCGGAAGGCATGTACACAAAGAATACCAATCAATTAATTATATGAAAAAATATGCTTTGTATATTGTACTATCGGGAGTCTTCCTTGCTAGTTGTAGCCGCGCAACGATCGATCACCGGAAAACAAATGAAACGGTATTGTCAGACAGCGTTAAAGCTCGCACAGATACGCGAGAGGAACAAGATAAGCAGCAGGGACATAGTACAGAACGTAATACTAGAACTGACGAGGAAAACCGCGTCGTTATTAAATTTGATACGGAAAAGCCAGTTACGAAAGAAACAGGTTTACCACCAATCAAAGAAATCTCTTTTACCGGTTCCACCACTAATCAAGAAAAAGAACTTTATACGGAGATCGACACGGAGAAAAATATAAAATCAGTAATAAACGATTCAACAGCAGTAAATCGTAAGACTGATAAGAAAGAAGATATTAAGACGAGCAAAGAAATTAAGCCTTCGACTAGTTTATGGAAGGCTTTGTTATATATCTGCCTTATTGTTTTCTCCTATTATTTATTTGATGTATTGCGGGCACACTGGCCGAAAATAAAACAGTTATGGCGAAGGGTATTCAAACTATAAACCTATATACCGCTATCGAGCAGATGAAGCAAATTTCCGCAGATGGTGACACTTTTTCTATAACATTTAGAAAATACGATCGTCAGCGGAGATCTGGCGGGGATTCGGTTAGGTTGAAATATGCTAGATTACGGCCTAAAACATCGGATGCAGAGATCGAAAATTCTAGCTATAAATTATTTCTAACTGATACAGAAACAGGCAAACCGCTAAATTGTTGGCAAATACTTGTTACAGAGTTCAACGGGATCAAAATTTACGTTTAATATGGAAATCAGAAGAACAGGCAATTTCGGATTTATAGATACAGGGGAAGGACAATTAATTTCCTTTGCCATGGGGAAAGGCTGGGCGCCTTCTTCTATTAATTTTAGCAGGCCGGATAGTTGGCAGACTAAGAAAATAAGAGTTAATGGAATTGATATCGTGCCGATGGGCACTAATAACGACTTACCAGGAGACGTACAGCGTTTACTAGATAATTTCTACGGTGGGGAAGGTATCATGGGGAAAATACAGGGCCTACAATGGGGAGAAGGCCCGCGTTTTTTTGAAGATGCCATCGACGAAGGAAATAATAAGTTTTATCGGAAATGGATACTAGATGATAAGATCCAGGAAGATTTAGAGCGCTGGGATCATCGCGAGTTTATGTTACGATCCTTAGTTGATCTTATCCACATGCAGGGGTTTTGGACTAAGTTTATTAGAAACCGGGGGCCGCGTATTGGTGCAGCAGGTAAATTTCTAAAGTTGGAACATATACCTTATAAAAAATGCCGTTTTGAATATCCAGGCGATAACCACGACTTTCCGCAAAATGTATATGTAGGTGATTGGCCGTTTCCGGATCCTACTAAATTGGCTAAATATCCGGTTTTTAATCCAGCAGATCCCTTTAAGTATCCGGTATCAGTTGGATATTTCAATATCTATTCTTTCTGTAAAGATTTCGTAAGCACACCTCGTTTTCTTGGCGCTTTCCCATGGCTAGAGCTGGCCGGTACGATTGCGCCATTACTGGCCGCTTATAATGCTAATTCGTCGGCCTTAAGCTTGCACATTGAGAGCCCGCAGGGATATTGGGATGCAGCGGAAGAACGAATAAAAGACATTTGCAAGCGTAAAGGTATTGCTTATTCCGCTAAAATGCTGGAAGACTTTAAAGATGAAGCAATGGAAAAGTATGCGGCAGGTGTTACCGGACGCCAGAATGTCGGTAAATATATGCACACTACTAAATTTTGGAACGCGGAAGCCAATAACTTTGAAGGATGGACAATCACGCCTATCGATAAAAAGATAAAAGATTATATCGAGAGCCAGATAAAAATAGCTAATAAGGCGGATGCTGCGGCGACTTCTGGTTTTGGGCTGGATCCAGTTTTATCAAACCTTATCATGGAAAATAAGTTATCCAGCGGATCCGAGAAGCTTTATTCTATAAAGGTTTATAATGCCAGTGAAACAGCTATACCGGATATGATACTTTGTAAACCGTTGATGCACTATATACGTGCGAATTTTCCGGGAAGTAAGACGCAAATAGGGCTTTATCGAAGTATTGTCAATGCGGAAGAGAACATTTCACCAAGTAGCAGAGTAAAAGAAAATGCGTAAACTTTTTGCGTCAGACATACCACCCAAAGAACCGGAATTACCTTTGCATGTCGATTCAGGGTCGGAAGAAACTACGGAAGCAGCAGAACAGCCAGGGAAACATGTACAATGTAAAAGGATGAAAGGGCGGCATTTCGATAAACGTGTAAAAAGAGAACTTGCACTAGAAAAGGAATTACCCTGGCATTTTGAACCGGGATGTTCCTATCACTGTATCAGCTTTGGGGATGTGGATAGCTTAACTTATTTACGTGCCATAGTCAAACAGCAGAAGATCGAATATTGCCTAATATCTACCTGGTGTATGGCTATTACTGATGCAAAGGAAATTGAAAACTGGATTGAAAAAGGATATATCGGACGAATTGATTTTTATGTGGGTGAAATTTTCCAGGGAAGTTATTCCGGTGTTTATTCCTATCTAAAGGATGTAGCAAAAAGGAATAATGGGCGGATCTGCATATTTAAGAATCATAGTAAAGTAATGGCCGGTTTTGGGGAACATTTCGATTTTGTTATCGAAAGTTCTGCAAATATCAACACAAATCCCAGGTGTGAACAGGCTACAATAACGATCGATACCGGACTATCCTGTTTTTATAAAGACTTTTTCGATGAAGTGAATAGCTTTAACGGAGACTTTGAAGGGTGGAATAAGTATGAATTTAACCAGAATAAGAAGTGATGAAAACAATCTTTGATAAAAATAACAATGGTACGTCGGAGCTAGTCGAAGCGCTAGGAATGATTGACGCTGCAACCGATTTCTCTAAGTGGAAACCTTACATACCATTAAGTGTTAGGCGCTTAACAGCTATCATAGGGCCGGAAGTTTACGACAAAGTGGTAGAATTTTATCACTCTACGGAGCCAGATTCAAAAACAGAAGAAAAGTATAAAACTCTTCTTTTGTTGATGCAACAGTCCGTAGCTTTATTTACATGGATCAAGATTATACCTACGCTGGACGCCCAACACGGGAACACGGGACGGCAAAAGCGGTTAGGTGAAAATGAGAAGGGACTTACTGCCATACAGGAATATAAAGACGAAACCAATATCCTTAATCTGGCTTATGAATCGGTAGACGCTTTGATCGCTTATTTAGATAAAGAGAACTTCGATTTCTGGTTGAAGTCAGAGAAGAAAAGAGCTATAAATCAGCTTTTAATAAGGAGCAAAGAAAAATTCGACATATATTATATGATTGGGAGCCATCGCCTTTTCTTAACTCTTACGCCGATTATCCGGGAAATGCAAGATCGCTATATTATCCCGATAATTACGCGGAAACGGTACGAACAGTTACTTTCAGAGAATGAACTAGGCGAAGACTTTAACGATGCAGTATGCAGGCCTTTAGCCCTTCTAACGATGCAAAAGGCAGTTGAGCGTTTGCCTGTTGAAGTTCTTCCAGATGGGGTAGTTCAGGTACAACAGGCCGGAACCGTTAAAGAAAAGATTAAGGCCGAAGCCGAAGCCAGGAAAGCAGTAGCTAAAAGTCTGGGGGACGATGCGGGGAAAGATCTTATAGCATTACAAGACTTTATCGCTACTATTGAAGCCGAACCGGATGAACCGGATTTATATTTACCTAAAGCAACTATACAATCTAAAGGTATAACATTTTAGTATGCAGGAGTTTACGTATAATAATAAAACTAGGATGATCCCGGAAGATCTGGAAGAACTTTCGCCGGAACAATATTATCGATATTTAGAACTTGTAATAATGATGAATACCGGTAATATTTCACCTTTTGAAATGAAATGCAAGCTTATTTCCCAGCTTCTTGGTATGAAGTGTAACTTTACGATATACAGAGAATCAATCATTAATGAAGTAAATGCACAGTTGCATAAGGTAGATGTATTTTTTGATATAACGGAGGAATCGGGTAAGGCAATTTATGACCCCCGTATTAAGTCGGGCAAAAATCTTTTGCCGTCGTACAAGAATTGGAAAGGGCCGGAAGATATGCTCAATAACATCACCTTCGGACAGTTTGTGCAGTGTTTGAATCTGGCTAAAGCGATGGAAGTGGCACAAAGAGAGAATGATAACAAACAGATCAATAACTTGATGTCTGAATTTGGCGAGATACTATATACGAATACTGATTCCCGAACAGAAGAAAACAAGCTACCGCCTTTAGTCTGTTTCCACTCCTATATTTTCTTTTGTGCCGTTTGGGAGTTGATTTATACCGTGCCGATACCAATCAATGGAGAAGAAATTAATTTCTCTATATTATTTCAGGAACCCAACGGAGAAAAAAGGGCAGACGATAAAACCGGGTGGGCGGGGGTTGCTTATGAAGTGGCCTCTTCCGGTGTCTTTGGGAATGTGAGACAAATAAATGAAACTCCTTTTTGGGATGTTTTGCTTTATCTGTATAAATGTAGGTTTGAATCTTTACACAATAAAAACAGTAGGTCATGAAAACAAGTGAGTCAGCAAAACAAGCTATTGGGACTTTTGAAGGACTGGAACTAAAAGCGTATCTGTGTCCGGCCGGTGTTTGGACAATCGGATACGGGCATACGAAAGGAGTACATAAAGGAATGCAGATAACCAAAGAACAAGCTTTGGCTTTCCTTTCTTCGGATTTAGCGGATGTCGAAAGAAATCTAAATACCCGTTTCCCCTCAATCAGTCAAAACAAATTTGATGCGATGATAAGTCTTTCATTTAACATCGGGATCCAGGCATTTAATACATCCACTTTGTATCGTAAAGCAAAAGCAAATCTAAATGATCCGAGTATTCGGATAGAGTTTATGAAATGGGTACACAGCAAAGGAAAGGTACTTCCTGGACTGGTAGAGCGTAGAACGTGGGAAGCAAACCTTTATTTTTCTTAGCCATGGTAGATTTACAAGAGTATGAAAATTATTGGAACGGGATTCGGAATCGGATCCCGGAAATAAAAAAAGTAATTCCGGCTACTTTTGAACCGGATATGGGGAATGTAGTACAGGGACTTAAGCCGGAAGAACTTCCAGTACTGTTTTTCATTATTCCTAATGCACAAGGGAAAAGTAAAGACATCGATAATATATCGGAAGCGAATCTTTGTGTTATTCTGATAATGGATAAGACGGATCCGCAAAGGAAGAAAGCTTATCAAGTGCAGAAAGAAATGCAACCTGTAGTGGAGAAGGTAAAAAGGCTGATTCAAAAGGATAAGGCGACCGGATGTCATTTATTTAGAGATTTGGATTTATCCAGTCTGTCAACAATCCCGGAAGCCGGTTTCTATTCGGCCTTTGCCGGTTGGAGTGTAGGTTTCCAATTTGATACGGAATGAATGAGGACTTAATAAAGCAGGAGTTTATACGGGAGAAAGTAGAGAAAGACGTGCGGACTATATTTGAAGCACAACTCCTGACAGGGCCGACGCATTAAAATGCGCTGTCCTGTAAAAGTGTTGACAGGTATTTTTCATCCCATCCTGCTTTCAGCCTTTTGAGATTCATGCTTCCTTTTGTGACTTTATCATTCTTCAAAATGGTGAGCGCCATTTTTGTAACTGCCGAGAAATTTCTTGCTGCATTCTGCACTTTCTTGCT